TATGTAAAAAGGGTATTTTTATCAGATAATTGTAGAGATTTAGTGCCACATTATTTAAATTTTGTAAAAGGAATAGTTGATTGTGAAGATTTGCCATTAACAGTTTCAAGAGAAATGTTACAAGAAAGCAAAACAGTAGAAATAATAAGGAAAGTTATAATTAAACAAATTCTGACAATGTTTTCGGATTTGCAACAAGATATTGAAAAATATGAAGAATTTTACAAAGAATATTCTAAAAATATAAAAGCTGGGTATCATGAAGATGATAAAAATAGACAAAAATATTTAGATTTATTTAGATTTTATTCTTCAAAATCTACAGATAAATTAATAAAATTAGATGACTACATAAATAGGATGAAAGAGAATCAGTCTGGTATATATTATATAGCAGGAGAGAACGTAAATATTTTAGAGAATTCACCTTATACAGAAAGATTAAAAAAGAATGATATAGAAGTATTATATTTTACGGAAACAATAGATGAATATATATCACAAATATTAACATCATATAAACATGATTCGAAAGATATAAAATTTATATGTATAAATAAAGATGATTTAGAATTAGGTGAAAAAGAGGACAATACAGAGAAAGATATAGGTGTTAAATATGAGAAATTATGTAATAGAATACAAGAAGTTTTAAATGATAATTTAGAAAAAGTTATAATTTCTGATAGAATAGTTGATTCACCTTGTTGTTTAGTATCTAATTTATCTGCAAATATGGAAAGAATTATGAAATCACAACCTTTGGAAAAAATAAATAATTATATGTTAAATAGAAAAAAAACTTTAGAAATAAACATAAATCATCCAATAATAAGTGGATTAGATAAAATGATAGTGTCTGAAAAAGAAAAAGAATATATTGATGAATTAATATGTATGTTATATGATACAAGTTGTTTAAATAGCGGATTTTCATTAAGGAATGTTAATGAATATTCTAAAAGAATATATAAATTATTAGATAATGGTATAAATTTAGAAAATGAAAATATACAAGAGACACAAGAGATACAAAATAAACAAGAGCAACCAGAAGAACAAGAGCAATCAGAAGAACAAGAGCAACCAGAAGAACAAGAATATCAAGATAAAGAAGAGAATATTATGAAAAATATAGATGAGACAAAGTTAGAAAATATGATAAATAAGATGAATTTAGAAACTAATCAAGATGATATGAAAGAAAATGAATTAAGCGAAAATATTACGATAGATGAACTAAAGAAAGAAGTATCTAATTTAGAAAAAAAAATGTTAAATATTTCAAAAGAAGTATAAATTATATATTTAAAATAATTAATATATAATATATACTTTAATTTGAATAAGCAAGACCACCCATACCACTCATAATTCTAAGAACATTATAATTTGTAGCATATACACGAACTTTAGCAGTAGTATTATGTACAGTTGCGGGAGTGACAGTCATTTGTAAAGTAGCATTATCTATTCTTGAGAAATTACATGTTCCAGAAGGTTGATGTTCTTCAGGTTTAAGACCAAATGAGTAAACATTGATTCCAAGAGCTGGAGTATTAGTATGATGTTGGTATGGTTGAACGTAGTTAAAGTAATCACCTCTTCTTTCTTGGAAACGATCGTGTCCATTAAGTTGTAATTTAGCCGTGACAATAGGATTGACACCTACATCGAATTCTGCTTTAGTGCCATTCATATGTAATTGTTGACCAAGATTGTCATTATTTTGTCCCTGATTAAAATTTCCTAAACCGAGATCAAGCGGTCCAGTAAGTCCTAGACCAAGTGGATCCATTGTTTCACCAGTAAGGAATGAATTATCAGGATAATCAGAATAATTAGTAAATTGTTTAAATCCTACATTTTTTTGTGATTGAACAACCCATACAAGTTCTTTAATAGGATGATTAAAATTAAGTTTAACTTTATTACTTACAGTGCTAATAGATTCTTCTCCTGTAAATTGTAACTGTTCAATTAGATATTCATGTGAAACTTGGGCAAATCTTCGTCGTTCGTCAGTATCTAAGTAAATATAATCAACCCATAAAGCAGTATCTTCTAAACTTAAATCACCATTTTTAAAGGTAATATTAGCATTAGAATTATCTTGATTATTAAGTGTAGGATTTCTCATTCCATCAGCTGTAGATGAACCACTAGCACAAGCATCTAAATCATTGAATTCAACATTAATTTTTACTTCATGATATTGTAGAGCAATTAAAGGTAAAGCTAGACCAGGATTTCTACAGAACCAGAATTGAAGAGGAATATATAGAGTAGTTTTATCAAATTTAGATCCCGAACTTGTATTTGGTGTAACTAATTTATGAACATTTCCTACCATTCTTGCATATCCGGCTTGAAGACCTGGTGATTGTGTAAGTTCATTCCATAAATGAAGCCATTCACCATAATGTTTATCTATTCTTTGACCACCAATTTCGACTTCAACATTCTTAATTAATTGATGTCCAACCCAATTTACCCAATTAAATTCTCTTAAATTTGGTTGTCCAGTTATAGGACTTACATTAGGGTCTGAAGATAAATCTACTTCAGGTAATGTAGTTTGTAAGTATACTCTATGAATTAAATCTCCATTTCTGGATATAGTGCAACTTACTTTTTTTCCAAATCCAGGATTACCATTGAATGTTTGTTCGATTGCTTCCATTGAAAAATTAGTATGTCTTCTATAGACTACTTTAAAAAAAGTTATTTGAGGATTACCAGTAAGGTATATATCTTGAGCACCATAGGCTACTAATTGCATTAAACCACCACCCATTTTAAATTATAATATATAAATAGAAAATATTTTTATTAAAAACGCAAATAATTATAAATAAATTAACTATATATATTATATACTAGTTTAAATTTATATTTTCTATAATATGGTCTATGTTTAGGTTTTCTTTAACAAAATGTTTTAAAAAATCGTCTAAATATATTTCTTTCTTAACATCATTTTTGTTTTTTTTAAATTCAAAATTATTATTAGAAAGTTTTTTTACTATCCAGCCATTTAAAACAGCATTATATATAAATAACATTTTATGTAGACTTAATATATCTAAATTAAATTCTAAATCATTCATTTAAATATACTATATATCTTTTATTAAATAAAATAACGAATTAATTAATTTGATATAAAGATTAATTATCTTTTTATTAAAATGGTTTTATTTAAAGAAAAAAAATCAAGAAATAAAACTTCACAATCTGACTTGAGAATTACTTTAGATGCTGAACATACTAATAAAATTAAAAATTTTAATGATAATAAAAAAAATATTTATAAAAAATATAAAAAATTAGAACAATTAAAAAATGAATATGAAACTTTATCAATTAAAAATTCTTATAATCTATCTGATATAGAAATTGAAAATAAATTATTGTTAAAAGAAGAAATAGAATCATTAAGCAAAGAAATTAATACTATTGAAAAATTTACAAATGTAAATAAATATCTAATTAATACCAGTCATATGTTATATCAATATTATAACGATGATCGTTCTAATAAAAAACATAAAAATAAAAATAACAATGAGTGTCTAAATAAAAACAAATCTGTAGTAGATTTTTTTACTTATAAATTGATTAATAATGAAAATAAAATAAATGATACTAATAGCAATAAATCTATACAATCAGATGAAATATTAGATAATTCTATAGATAAAAAAAATAATAATAAAGAATATTCAAAAATGGAAATTATTGAAAAATACTTTAATTATATTGATGATAAATATATTCCCGATTCTAATCTAGAAATTATTAATATTGATTATTGTATAGATTGTTATAGTGAAAGAATTTTTTACCAATCGGAAGGTATAATGATATGTCCTAATTGTGCAACACAAGAAAAAATTTTAATTGATTCTGATAAACCTTCTTATAAAGAACCTCCAAGAGAAATTAGTTATTTTGCATATAAAAGAATTAATCATTTTAATGAATGGCTTGCACAATTTCAAGCAAAAGAATCAACAGATATATCTAAAGATATATATAAATTAATTAAAAATGAATTATTAAAAGAAAGTTATGTTGATATGAAAAATCTTAAAATTAGTAAAGTTAGAGATATTCTAAAAAAACTTAATTTGAATAAATACTATGAACATGTTCCACATATTATTAATAGATTAAGTGGTCGACCTGCTCCTATTATTGATAGAGATGTTGAAGAAAAATTAAGAATGATGTTTAAAGAAATACAAAATCCTTGGATGAGTCATTGTCCTAATAAAAGAAGTAATTTTTTATCATATTCATACGTTCTATACAAATGTTTACAATTATTAGAGATGGATGAATTTTTAAAACATTTTAGTTTATTAAAATCTAGAGAAAAATTGGCTGAACAAGATATAATTTGGAAAAAAATTTGTGAGGAACTTAAATGGCAATATATTAAAACTATATAAATAGTAATATTTTTAATTTTTAAGATACTTTATCTATTATAAATATTATTTTTAATATAATTAAAATTTTTATCATAGATATAATTATTTAAATGAGTAAATACAAATTTATTTATATTTATATCTTTAATTATTCTTAAGAAGTAATTTTAAATATATTTTGAAAAAATGAATATTTATATTTACATTTTTTCAAAATATTTTGCATTTCTATGTTTATTAATAAAAAAAAAAAAAGAATTTAATAAAATTGATTTATATATACTATATATTTATTTAAGCTAATTTAGGAAATCCGGATAGATTAGCACCAATACCAAATCCAGTTCCTTGTCTAGCTGCAGATCCTATACTTGGTGCATACATATCCAATACAGCAAAAGTGGCCGCTGCAGTGACTGCAATTAATGTAATTTCTTCAATTTCTAATTTTTTATTGCCTTTAGGTATATAATAAGCGGCTACTGCAACTGCAAAACCTTCTACTAAATATTTTACTGCTCTCTTTATAACTTCTTGTAAATCAAAAGACGATTGTAAATCATCAATTTCTTTTTGTAATCTATCCATTTATTTATATATTATAAAAAGAAAAAATTTTAATGAAAAATATTTAATGTTATAATTAATTTTTTTATATTTACTTAAAGCTTCTATATTTATATAATAAATAAATGAGTGTTAAAAATTTAGAGGAATCTAAGGAAGATTTTCTAGAATCAGATGAACCTATTCGTGGTCAAAATTATGTCTGTTTATCATTTATCTCTCCCGAAAATGTAATTTTAGATAAAAATCTATTTAAAATAAAAAAATATTTAAATCATTTAATTAAAGAAAATAATATTAATTTAAATACTGAATATTTAGATAATATTCAGGAAAAATATTTAGATTATCTATATAATCGTGATGAAGAATTTGAAAAAGAATATAATGAATTAAATAATTTTCAAACTACAGTAAGAGGTATTAAAGTTCGCGGAATGTATGATACTCTTAAAGAAGCTCAAGTGCGTGCTAAATTATTACAAAAAAAAGATAAAAATTTTAATGTATTTGTTGGTCAGGTAGGTTTTTGGCTACCATGGGATCCTAATCCACATAATATTGAAAATCAAGAATATTTTGAGAATGAATTAAATCAACTTGTTAAAAAATATAAAGAAAATCAAAATTCAAAAGATGATCACTTTAGAGAACATGTTGATTATGTTAAACAACAAGCTATGAAAGAATCCGAAGATTCTAAATTAAAAAATAAACAAATTATATTGAATGAAGAAAATTCTACACAAGAAAATTCTACAAAAGAAAATTCTACACAAGAAAATTCTACACAAGAAAATTCTACACAAGAAAATTCTACACAAAAAAATTCTACACAAGAAAATTCTACACAAGAAAATTCTAATTTTGATATCAGTAATGATATTTTAAAAAATTCGTTAGAAAAAGAAGACCCATGGCTAGCTAAAAAAAATATAAATAATTCTTAGTTTAATTCCTTAATACATGGACATAATAATTCATATTTAATAAATAATAAATATAATATAAAATAAAATCTATATTATATTTATTTATGAAATCTATTATTTTAATAATTTTTATATTAGGTATTATTTTTATTACTAGTGGATATCAAAAAAATCAAAAAAATAATAAACCTGCTAAAATTGAATATAGATATATTCCAAGAACATTTTATGAAGAACAACTTAATAATGTTGATCTTAAAAAATTATATAGTGACATGTTTGATAAAAAAAGCACATGGTCTACATATCCTTTTAACGATAATAATGAATTTATTGAAAATATATCTCCATTTGATAATTAATTTATTTTTAAAACTATTATAATTATTAATTTAATAACTATATTTTATATATTTTTTTATTTTTAATTAATTTGGAGTCTACTCTCAATTTATTAAAAACTATATTTTCAATTTGTTTTTCTGGTATTGCATTCTCACAAAATTTAGCTCCTGTTTTATAAATACTAAATGAATCTTTTTGTATATTACATATATTTAAATTTTTGTATTTTAACCAATTTTTTACTAACTTAAATAATTTTCCCTTTTTGGGAAATAAATTTACATTTATTAAATTTGAACCTAATATTACTAAATCATTTGAAGGATTATAATTGATTTCTTTCTTACCTTTATTATTTATTCGATTGTAAATATATTGTCCAAATGCAATACCATCTGAATTATAAACACTATTTTTTCCTTCATAATTATTAAATTTATAGATTGCTCTACCCCAATCTATTATTTTTATTATTTTATTATATGTTTTTACTCTATATATTTTATTATTATATTCATAATATAAATATTTCTCTTTTGTGTATTTATACATTATATTAGATAAATGTAAATCATTATGATATAAATTAAAATATTTTTGACATATACTTAACGCCGCTATTATTTGAAATATATAACATGACCATTCATATTCTATAATATTTGATGTATCAATTATATAATTATACAAACTATCTTCTAATAATTCACTATATAATAAAACACAAGGTATATTGTTTCTCTCTAAATAATAATTTTTTTTTTTTTT